ATGGTCGATGCGGCTGACTTTTCGTTGCTGTCCACGTCGGATTGGTGTGCGCACTGCACAAAGCACTCGATCTATCCTGTCCGGAAAGTGCAGACCAGCCGCGGCAAGCGATTACTCTTCATGAGTCGCTATCTTCTCGGGCTCGATTTCGACGACCCGCGGATAGCCAACCACCGCGATGGAAACAGCCTCAACAATCGTCGCGAAAATCTGCGGATTGCCACCAAACACGAAAACACTTGGACGATCCGGCGGCGACCCCCTTCCAAATCGGGTTTCATTGGGGTGATTTGGAACAAGTGGAAGAAGCGCTGGCAAGCGCGCATTCGCCGCGATGGCAAGCTTCGGCACATAGGATGGTTTCCCACTAAAGAGGCGGCGGCGGAAGCATACGACCAGGCAGCGATCGCTCAGCGCGGCGACTTCGCCATCACTAACGAATCGCTTTCACGGATAGGATAAATGTGAAAGCCATCGACCGATTTCTGTGAGCCGACGTTTGTCCGCCGTTCTATTGTCCACGTTCCAATTCGGAGGCCTGCCATGCGTCCATTGGCTCTCGGCCTGCTCCTCACCGTCTGCGTCGCGTCATCCCTCGCCTGCTGTTGCCCCAGCGCGCCGCGCCCGGCCGACGTGCCACCCCCCGCACCGCCCGCTAAACAGATCGCGGAAGCGCCCCCGAAAACGCCGGCGGCGCCCGAGCCGCCGCCAAAGACGGCCAAGGAGCCACCGCCGGCGAACGAACCGCCGCCGGCGGCAAAGCAATCCGAGCCGGAAAAGCCGGCCGCGCCAAAGGTCGATGAGCGTGCCGAGAGGAAGGCAAAATGGCGCGCCAAGATCGAGGCGGAGATCGATGGGAAAAACAAGGCCGCGAACGATGCGTACGATACCGAAATCGCAGCCCTCAAGCTCAAGCACCAGGGCGAGCTGGCCGCCTACAGGGCTGACAAGGACGCCTACGATCGCGCCCTGCCGATTTACCTCAAGGCGAAGGTAGAATACGACGCTGCGCGCCGGCTCAAGTCCGCCCGCGCCCCCGCCGGGGCCGACGAGAGCGCCCGCGAGGACTATGAACGGCGCTTCAAGGATGACTACCAAAAGGCCCGCCGCGAGATCATCAAACTTTTCCCCGGCACGCAGGCCGCGCTCGATGCCCAGTCGCTGCTCGACGGCAAAGGGGCGCCATACCGCAAGCTCCCTCCTGAACCTACACGGCCCGCGCCGCCGAGCGAACCGGCCCTGGCCCTGCCGCCGAGGCCGCAGCCGCTCCCCTACGTCTATCCACCGAGCCCGGAGGAAATTGCCGAGGAAAAAGCGATCGCCGAGGCGAAGCAAAGGGCCGCCAAGGCTGCGGACGAGATCGATTTCGATGGCCTCGTTTTGGTCAAAAGCTCATTGAATGCGACGCTTTTCGGCACTGCCGTGCGAGATGTCACCGGCGTAGTCCTTAACCGCACCGGGCGCGCCATTCGATACGCCCAGATCAGGTTTAACCTGTACAACGACGAAGGCGCTCAAGTGGGAACTGCTTCGGCCAGCATCACCGATCTTGATGCCGGCGGCCGCTGGAGCTTCCGTGCCATAACTTTCAATGACCGCTGGTCGACCTACCGCGTGAGCGCTCTCACTGGCCGCTAAGCCGGCCGCGAATGGGCAGGCGGAGCTCGAGGATGACCCGCTCGAGGTCCTCGATCATTCCGTGGTGGACCCCGATATCTGGCGGCTCGCCGTTCATAATAGGACTGCCCCACTGTGACCGCTGACCGCCGATCGCGCCAGCTCCAGGGCCTTGAGGACCTCGGCGCCGTCAGTCGCGCCCGATGCCAGCGCCACGATCACCTTGCCCGCGCCGCGCGGGAGCTTGATCACCCGCCGCGCGTGCGCGATCCGCGGCGCCCGCTCCGGCTTGCCGCGGACCGCCGCCACGCGCTCGACCGTCTGCGGGACGGTCAGCTTCTCGCCGATCACGGCCTGGGCGACGGCGAGCTGCTGCTCCGGCTCCAGCTTGCGCAGCTCGATCGCCGTCGTCGGCCCCAGCTCGCGCCGGTGTACCAGCTCCTGCACCCGGCCGTCCAGCTCGAGCAGCGTCATCGATCGCGATACGCCGGCGCTACTGAGGTGCAGCGCCCTACACAGCTCCCATTGTTGCCAGCCTCGCGCTTCCATGATGGAACGCAGGGCGGCGGCCTCCTCGATCGGCGACCAGGTCGAGCGCAGCAGCTGCTCGGCGATCTGATCCTCGAGCACGTCGGCCGGGCTCGCCAGCCCCTCGACGCGCATGGCCGGGATCGCGCTCAGCTCGGCCGCCTTCGCCGAGCGGTAGCGGCACTCGCCGGCGATCAGGACCCACAGGCCGGCCCCGGCGTCCCAGCGCACCCGCACCGGCTGTAGGATGCCGCGCGCCCGCACGCTGCCGGCCAGGCGGTCGAGCTCGTCCTGGTCGAACTGCTTGCGTGGCTGATTGGGGTCGGGCCGGATGCGGGACAGCTCGAGCAACATCACGCCGCGGACGCGGTCGCGCGTCCATCCGGCCTCGGGGTCGTCGGCAGGAGCGGGAGCCGCCGGCGGCAGGGCGCCGTCACGGTCGCCCATGGATTCGCGGGCCAGGCGCTGCGCCGGGCCTTTACGTAGCTTTTCCAGCAGGTTAGCCATGGTTAGTTTCCTTCCGAAATGCCCCGAGATCCGTTTCCAGGTAGTGCAGGTCGCGCGGCAGCTTGCTCGGCCAATCGCGGTCGACGTGGATCCGGTGCTCCTGGCCGTAGAGATCGTGGCCGGCGATGAATCCGAACCGCAAACAGACCCATTCGCCGGCGAGCCGGCACTCGACGACCATGTCCTTCTCGTGCGCCCACTTTTGCGCGAAACGGACGATCTGATAAGCCAGCACAATGGCCGCGCGGGCGCCGGGCGGCGCTGCCGCCGCCGCTGCCGCCAGCGATTGCGCCCAGAGCGGCTCGCCCATCACGCACTCTCCTTCAAGCGCGCCCGCGCCCGCTCATCGTCCATGGCCCCGCACTGGCAGCCGGCGACCACCAGTACCTCGATCGTGCATTTGCACACGGCCGGGCCGGCTGCGGCCGTCGACGGATCAGGGCATTCGACCTGCGCGGCCGGGCACCCCGGGCCATGCTGCCCATCGATGCCACCGCACACAAAGCAAAAGATCATGAACGATCGCGCCATCAGGCGACCTCCCCAATCGCCGGCTGCGGATTGATCGCCGCTTGCTGCACCTCCGCCCGCAGCCAGAGCTCATCAGCTACGGCACGCACGAACTGCGCCGCCTTACTCTTCGGCTTCCACGTCTCGACCGGCTGACCCGTGGCCGCCGCCAGGCCATAGTCCGCGAGCAGGGGCACGGCGTTGATCAGCACATGGCCGGCGTACATCTCGCGCAGCTCGCCTTCATAGAGCTGGTGCAGCGCCAGCCGCGGCTGGAGCTTGTTCAGCACATAGCCGAGGACCTCGAGCTTGCCATTGCGCTCCCGGGCCTGCGCGACCAGGTCGTGCATCGCGACGATCGAGTGCGTGCCATACTGGTCCGGCATCACCGGCACGACCACGCGATCCGCCGCGAGCAGCGCGCACCACGAGCAAAGGTAAAGCGTAGGCGGGCAATCGATCAGCACCAGGTCGGGAGTCGGGACTCGGGAGTGGGGAGTCGAGAGCGAATCCAGCAGCTCGCGGATCGCGGTCTGGTACGGTCCGGCCAGGGCTGGCCGCGGGATGTTGATCTCGTCGAGGCCCTCGGATCCCGGCACGATCGAGACGCCGGCGATCGCCGTCGGCACGGGCAGGCCGGCCGGGTCGCAGTCGGCGTCGTCAAATAGCGCCGCCACGGTCGCGTTGCGGGGCAGGCGCTCGGTCTCCTGCGGACCGAGCAGGCCCTGGGTGAGGCTCGCTTGCGGGTCGAGATCGACGAGCAGGACGCGCTTGCCCTTGGCGGCATAGGCGCCGGCGAGGTGGATGGTCAGGGAAGTTTTGCCGACCCCGCCTTTTCGGTTGAGCAGGGCGAATGTCAACATGTGCGGATCCGCAAAGATGTAAGGGGCCGGCGGGGAGAGCCAGGTCCCATCACGCTGGCCCTCGGCAAAAACCGTCCCCGCGGTCCCCGCCGGCCTGCTTTGCGCTATCGGCGTGCTGAGTGGGGAGTGGTGAGTGGGGAGTGGGGAGTGGCGAAGGGTTGCGGATGAAAGCGAAAGAATTAACGCGCCGCGCGGAAAACTTTTCCTGCGGCTCAAACCGGCTCAAACCTCATTCGAGAAAAGCTCATTGATCGCGTCGCGCGCGCCCCAGGCGGCGCGGAGGTGGGCGTTGATGCCGGCGAGGTCCTGGCTGTCCGGCACGATGCACGTGCGCTCGACCTGGTCGAGGATCCACAAGAGCGCCGCGTGCAGCTCCGGCCGCGTCAGCTCCTCGGCTTTCCAGACTCGCGCCCCTCGCCCCTCGCCCCTCGCCCCTCGGTTGGGTGTAGACGTCTGCACCTCCCAGCGTGCGGGCCGGCGGTAGCCAAGCTCGAACAGGATCGCCAGGACCTCGCTGAAGGTCGGATGCGGCCGGCGGCACTCGATCTTGTACGTGTGCAGGGCGGTCGCGAATTCCGTCTCGTGGCCCTGGTACTGGGTGCGGACGCTGTCGGCGGATTTGTGCAGGTCGGGGAAGCGGGCGCGGTGGCCCTGGTAGATCGCGCGCAGGCGTTGACGCGACAGGATCATGGGCGGCCTCGGAGAATGAGGGCGGACTGGGTAAATCGATCCTATCGCAGCGGCTGCGCCGCCCCAAGAGCCGACGGCACGCGACCGTCAACCACGGAGTCGGTGGGTGAGGAGTACAACGATTGCGCCGGCCGCGAAGCCGGCGAAGAACCAGCCCCAGTGGGGATTCGACCACTCGAACGATTGGTAATGCTCAACAGCGGCTCGGAGCATCAGATATCAGATCCTCAATCGAGATATAGGCGGCCGGGCCGGCCTGCTCTTCGGACCGGCGAAACGCGAGAGCGGATCGCAGCGGTGTCAGGCGCCCCTTTTCGGCTGACGGCCCGGCCGGTATGCCCCTGCCTCGCCGGTATTGCCGCGGACTTCTCCCGAAGGAGCCCGGTTTGCCGACCCCGGCGAGGCATGCGGACCGCAGGGGTTTATTTCGGATACGGTCGGCTCTCAATTTTCGCGAGCATCCGTGCGGCATCGTTCACTACGTTCGGGTTCCTGCTGTGGTAATCGCCCAGGTGCCCCACCATCAAATGGCAGTGGTGCGCCTCGGGTCCGCAAAGCGTGATCAGATTGCTCGGGTCGAGCTCGTGCGCAACTCCGCGCGGCCAGCTCACCGGCAGGACATGGTGCACTTGCAGGCGCTCGCGCGCCCCGCATGCGGCACAAGTTGGGTGCTCGGCCAGCCATTGCCTTTCGAGCGCCGCCCAGTGCGACGATCGCGGTAGCTCGGCGGTCCGCGCCGCCTCGCCCCTTCAGGAGGCGCTCGCTGCCGGCGGACCGTACATGGCCGTGATGTCGTCGATGGTCTGGCGCACCAGGCCGGCGACGCTCGCCGCATCGGTGACGACGGCGCTCTGGGCGCTCGTCACCAGGGCCTGGGCGGTCGCCAGAGTGCTTTGCGCCGAGGTGAGCGTGGTCTGATCGGTCGTCAGCGTCGCCTGTGCGGCTTGCAGATTGGCCAGGTCGGTGCTGATCGTCGATTGGTCGACGCGTGGCTTCAAGGCCGGCGTGCAATGGTCGCGGCAACATGAATGCTGCGTGCTGACGCGTGGCTTCAAGGCCGGCGTGCAATGGTCGCGGCAACATGAATGCTGCGTGCTGCCGCTGCCGCTGCCGCTGCCACTGGTGGGCTGGCCAACCGGCATTTGCCCGATTGTGCTGAGGACCTGCTGGAGCACCGGCAGCAGCTTCTGCACTGCCTCGAGGCTGGCCTGAATGGTCGCGAGAATGCCGAGCAGTCCGACGCGCGGCTCGATCGATTGGGACATGGATTCTCCCTCATTGGTTGGTTGCTGGTTGGTTTTCCACAGTGCGGCCAGGCGTGCGCGCACGCCCGGCTCGCTCAGGCGGATGATCGGGGCGAAGACGAGGTGCTGGGCGACCGCGATCTCGATGCCCTCGACGGCGGCGGCCTGGGCCTGGGCGAGCGTAGGGACGGCAGGCGGCAGCGGCGGAGGCGGTGGCGTCGGCGTGCTGCTGCCGCTGCTGCTGCTGCTGCCGCTGCCATCGCTACTGCCGCTGCTCGCCGTGCCGCCCAGGAGGAGCTTCACGAGTGCCGGACCTTTGGGCGAGCCGAGGCCGGTGCACGGATCCCAGCCGGGCGCCGCGTTGTAGCCGCCGTTATCGCCGGTGATCGTATCGCGCAGGGCGCCGGGATTGGCGTAGAGCAGCTCGGCGAGATCCTGGCCGCTATAGCCGGCCGCCTTGCAGGCGGCGACGATGCCGGCCCAGAAGGGCGCCACCGCCGACGTGCCGCCGATCGCCCCCACGGCGCCATTGAGCACGACCCGCCAGCCCGGACCGGTCGGATCGGCCGGCCCGCAGACGTCGGGCACGCCGCGCATGGGCTGATCGAAGTGGGTCTGCCAGGCAGGCCGCCAGTAATAGCGGCTGAAGCCGCCGCCCGTGCCGTCGCCGCGGCCATCGTTCCAGACCGTCTCGCTGGCGTATGTGACGCCGCTCGAGCCGCCTGGCCGCATCAGCAGCGTGGTGCCGCCGCAGCCGATCGCGTCCGGGTCGGACGCAGGATAATCGACGTTAGTCCCGGGCTCGCCGTCGCCGGAGTCGAAGTCGCCGCTGGCGACGAAGACCGGGATCCCGGCCGCACTCGCCCGGCGGATCGCGGAGCCGACGGCGTTGCGGTCCCCCATTGTCCATTGATCTTCGGGCGCGCCCCACGAGATCGAGATCGTATCGACGCCGGCGTCCACCAGGGCGTCAATCGCGGCGGCGAAACTCGGGCCGCCGTCATTCGGCGCCCATGCCACGACGATCCTGCATTGCCGACCGGCCAGGTACTGGCAGACGCCGCCGGCGACCTGGATGTCGAGGGCGACCTCGCCATCGGCCGCGTCGCCCGGGGCATTGCCAGCCCTCCCGATCGAGACGTTGGCGATCGCCGGCACGAACTGAGACATGTCGGCGAAGGCAGCGACATTGTCGGAGTCGCGGTAGCCGCCGGCGAGCTCGAGGATGCCGACGACGGGCTGCCGCGTGGCGGGGACCTGGGGGAGTTCGTAGACCGCGGCGATCAGCGCCGGCGTCAATGCGCCCGTGGTGCGACGGCCAAAGCGGCGGATTCTGAATTTCGGACTGCAAAGCATAAGGTTTGAAGACCTCTCAGGATTGGGGCGGAGCCGGCCCGAAGATGCGATCGAGGACTATACGGACGCCTGCGGAAGCCCGCTCACGGAGGACGTCGATCACGGCCTGGGCGAGCAGGACTCCGCCGAGGCCTGCGAGGAAGCCGATGCCGCCGCGGGCGTGATCGGTGATCACGCTCGGCATCCACAGCGCGAGCAGGTCGCACGCCCAGGGCGTCAAAAAGCCGCTGAAGATCGAGCCGACGATCACCAGCGCGAATACGCGCTGTTTCGGTGTCCCAGGCGGCTGCAAGAGCGCGAAGCTGAGCGCACCACCGACGCAGCCCAGGGCGTCAACGACGCCGGACGCAAAAGTCGGCTCCATGGACAGTCTCGCGTTGTTCACCGTCGCCTCTGAGCTCGCAACGCGGCAATTGAGCGCGCGCCGCCGGCGAAAAGCAAATGTTGACACCGGAACGTGCCACTAATGGAAAGCAGGGAATAGGGAGTGGGGAGTCGGGAGTGGGGAGTGTGGACGTCTACACCCGGATCAGAAGGGTCTGATAATGGGAGACCACGATCCGCCAGCCCTGGGCACAGAGCCACGGCACGGCCAGCGCCCCCTTGCCCCACCATCGCTCCCCACTCTCCACTCCCGACGCGCCACTGCTTTTCACCGTGTCATCGATCAGGATGGCGGCATGGGGCGCGAGGTGCGGAAGAGCGGCTTGCACTTCCGCCAGACAGTGCTCGGCGAAACCTGGCTGATCCGTGTCCAGCGAATCGAGATAAATGCCATCGATCGAGGGGCCGCGGTAATCGCGTAACCACGCCACGCTGTCCCTTTGCATAACTTCGGCGCGCCGGCTGCGATGACGCGACCGCGCGAATCCGACGTGATGGGGGTCATTGTCCACGCTGACCAGCCGCCCCGCATCTCGCTCGTCCAGCCAGCGCGCGAAGATCATGGTCGACATGCCCGCGCCGTAATCGTTATCGGCGCGCTGGCAGCCCGTCTCGACCAGCGTCAATGCGCCGTGCTGGGCGAGGTGGCCGAGGTACGCGGTCATCGTCGGACGGCGATCGGCGCGCTCGAGTGGGCACGTCGGATCGGCTCGCGGCACGTTTAGGCGCGGCACAATATCCTGCCAGCTCCGCGGCCGATGGTGTTGCTGCACGGCGCCCAATACGGTTTCCGGCGTGATCGCTTGCAGGCTCGCGCAAATGCTATTGCAATGATCCCGGTAATGCTCCCCGCCCCAGCGGCAACCGCTGCAGGCCAGCGGCCCCTGCAGGACCCGCGTTTGCGGCCAAAAGTCGTGGATCGTGCGGCCGTCGAGCTGGGCGGCCAGGACGATGCACGCAACTTGCAGCGCCCCGGCGAGGTGGGCCATGCCGCTTTCGTTGCTCACGACGCAACAGCCCGCCTGCATCAGCGCTGCGACGCGGGCCGCGGGCTCGGCGCGGATCACTGGAGATTTGAAGAGCGTCTGCGCCGGATCGTCATGGCTGCCGATTACGACGCAGCGGAAGCCGTCGCCGCGCAGATATTCCTCGAGTATGAGCCAGTGCGACAGGAGCCAGTTGCGATTTTGCCCCGGCGCCAGCGTCCACGGGGCGAGCACCACGGCGCCGCGGAACGGCTCGGCCCATTCGACCACGTCAGCCGGTAACGGCCGGACTGGCGGCAGCGCCCGCTCGCGATTGCCACCTACCGCCTCGATGAAGTGATAGCCCGCGTGGTTGTTCGCCGACCAGGCATGCGGCACGCCGGGCAGGCCGGAGGCGCCGAGGCCGCCGCCGTCACGCAGCGTGTCGTAGCCGCCGAACAGCTCGGCCCACTGCCGGTGCGGCACGACCAGGACCAATTCACGGTCCGGGTGCCTGGCCTTCCAGCCAGCGGCCACCGTGAGACCGCCTAGCACATCGCCAATCCCGTTTGCACTGATCACGAGCTGCGCGGCGCCTGACCCCTGATCCCCGATTGACGAAGCAGCCCGGTCGATCGCCTCATCGACGATGGCCGGAACCATGCCGCGTGCGAGGCTGCGGTAAGCAGCCGGCATCCCCGAGGTGTCCAGCTTCTCCAATGCCTCGCGGAGCCAGCCGACGATCGTATCCCGGTTGGCGCGGCAGCCCTCGACGCCCCAGGCGTCCATCTGCGCCGCCCTGTCGCTGCAGTCGCAATCGGGCGGCATCATGACGCCCATTTCTTCCAGAAGTCGTTTCAGCTCCGAACCGGGGCCGGCCGGCTGACCGATATAGTCGCTCCACTCCGGATCGTGCGGGTAGATGCGCCGCCGGCGCCTGGCGTTGACCTGGATGTCGAGATGTTGCGGCATGTCCATGTCAGATCAATCCCGCGCCGGCGCCGACCCAATTGAACGGCGTGACGCCGTTGAGCTTCGCGACCTGGCCGTTGGGGTTTGTGGTGATAAGGTCGGCGCCCGTCAAAACGCAAAGTTGATCGGTCACGTCGAGGCCCAGCGTCGTGAAGGGCGACGCCCACGTAAACGATGCTCCGCTCGTCCCGTACATGTAAAAGGCCGCGATCTCGACCTCACAAGTCCCGCTCCCGCCGCCGAAGGTCATCGTCGGTTGCGAGAATTGCCCCTGACCGCCGGCCGTGGCGTCGAGTATGCCGGCGATGCCGGCGATCTCTATTGCTTCAATGTCCGCCTGGTACAACACGGACCCGGCCGGCGCGCCATCGACGACCACGTTCCCCGTCGTCGTGACCAGGACGTCGAGAAAATAGACCCCGACGCCCAGGTATTGACTGCCCGGAATCCAAGCCGACGTGTAAAATCCCAGGTTTAGCGGCGTCCCGCTGAAAGTCACTTCGGGATTGGTGGGTTGGCTGCTGAGCGTGCCGACGGCCACCACCAGCGTGTCTCCTCCCGTGACCGTGAGTCCGGTCCCGCCGGAGCCGGTCCAGGTCCACGAGCTTTGCGTGATCGAGCCGCTGGCCCCGCTCCCCAGCGTGATCACGGTCGGATTACAATTGCCGCCGCCCGAGCTGGATCCTGAGCTGGATCCGGAGGATGAGCCAGTGCCGCTGCTGCAAGGGATAATCGTCACCGAGCCCGGGTAATTGCTGCAGTAACCTAGACCATCCGCGCCGGAGCCGGCCGGGCTCACCCGCGTCAATGTCAGCGGCGTCAATCCATTCCAGCTCGGTGCAATCGTCGAATACAGCGCCCCGCCGCCGATCGACAGTTGCCAGTACCCAGGCGTGGTGCCCGGTCCGATCGAAAACGCCATGCCGAGGAAGGTCGGACAGCCGTTCCCTCCGTATTGGGTCACGCCGGTTTGCCAGACCGGGCAGCTTTGTCCCTGGAACGTGCTCGCGACCAGCGTCTGCGTCGTCCCCATCGTCGCGCAAGCGCCCGAATTGCAAGGCGCGAGGGACGTCGTGCCAGGGACCGACACAAAGTAGGTGTTCAACATCTGCGTGAGGTTGTAACAGCCTACGGGGATGAGCTGGCAGGAGCTGCCGCTGCCGGTTTGCGCAAAGCCCGGTGCGCAGCAGCTGCCGACGCGGACGAGGAGCCACTGGAGGCCCGTGACGATTGGCTGCACCATGATCACCGCGCCAGCGGCAGACGGCGAGCTGCTCAGGTAGGCGGAGATGCCCGCGGCAGGCTGCGCGAAGCCGTGCGCCGTGCTCTGGACATTAACTTGCACGGCGACCACGCCCGTGGCGACGGCCCGGCCAATTGAAGCGTTGGGGATCGGCTCGAGGGAGACCGCGAAGCGGCCGACGTCCGGCGACGCGGGCGGAATGATGCCGCCGAAACAGGGCGCGGTCTGAAACTGCGCCAGATCAGCGGTCGGCAGGATCGGCGGCGCGCTCAGCGCGACCACGGAATACGCCGGCAGGTCCTGGCCGGTATTGTTCTGCACGAGGACAACGCCAGGATTCGGCGCATAGCCCTCGAGCTTGATGGCGCTCGCGGATCCGCGGAGCTGCCCCTGGACGTAGCGGGCCGCGTCGATGATCGCATTCCAAGCGCGCGCACCACGCCCGCGCGTCGGCTCGCCCTGCCGGACCTTTCGCAGCGGATCGTCGCGTCCGATGTCGCCCATCTCTCACCACTGATCACTGATCACTGATCACTAATTCGCCGTTTCCTGGATAGTGGCGCTGACCACGAGCCCCTTGGCCTGCGCCCCCGCGGCGCCGGCGACGGTCACGACAATTTGCAGGACGTCGCCGGCGACCAGGGCGCCGGCGGCGCCGACCGAGCCGTCCACGGACGTATTGATCGCCGTGCTATTGGTGATGTTGACGGTGGAGCTCATGATCGTCGCGAAGGCGCCGCCACCGGTCGCCTTCTGGACGTCCACCGTGACCGTGCGGTCGCCGCCGGTCGCTTGCGTCGTGATCGCGGCGCGGACGTCAATCACCGTCGCCGTCGTCGAGCGGTTGATGTGCAGGAGCTGCGTCACATTGACAATCGTCGTGCCGGGCGCGAAGAGCTGGACCGAGATCTCTTCATGGTGCTGCAACTTGTTCGCGTTGATATTCGCGCCGGCCGGCACCTGGGCGTCGCTGACCGATCCGGCCGGGATGGTCAGGCGCGTAGAGCTGATCGTGCCGCGCACGATCAGGTCGCCATCGATCGAGGAAGACATGAGGATCTCCGTGGTTAGTGATCAGTGATCAGCGTCTCGCGGGTCTAGTTGATCTCCAGTAAGTCAAAAAGATTCCGGTCGTAGACGCGCTCGACGTAGACCGCCTGCGGCACCCGAACGTGGACGTTATTGCTCATCGTCCGCCGGTAATAGACCCAGAGGTACTCGAAGCCGCGCTTGTCGATCGGATTGGGCAAGCCCTGGATTACGATGCCATTAGTGCCGAGCCGATTGGGACTGGCCGCGAATTTGTAGCTGCACTCGAACGTGTCGAGACCCGCCTCCACGCAGGAAAATCCCTGCAATAACAATTCGCCGATCTGAAACGTGAAGGTGGCGCCGAGCCAGGTGAAGCTGAACACGTCCGAATTGGTGCTGCCCACGAACGAATAGCACTGCTGCAAGTAGGCGGGATTGGGCAGATCGGTCATCTTCCAGCGCTTGCGCGCGGTGAACAGCGCCTGCGGCACGATGACGTCGCAGCCTTCGATGTTATCGTCCGAGGCACCGATCACGCCCTTGAAGTCCGGCGCGTTGACGATGGTGCCGCTAGCATTGATCGCCGTGCGGCTGACGGTCTCCTTGGATTGCAAGAATTTGACGCTCGACCCGGTCGCGTCGAACTCCCAGACGGTCTGGCCGAGCACGAGCGGCGGCACGGCGCCGTATTTGGCGACGCCGGTCCAGTTGGATCCGCCGACGTAGACCAGATCGTATTCGGACAGGGGCAGATCGTTGTAATCGCCGGCCAGGCCAGTCCCCGGCGTCTCGAGCAGGCCGCGGACCTGGGCTTCGTCCTCGGCGTTGGGGTCGCCGTTGGCGAGGACGATAAACGGGATCTCGGCGCGGCTCGTGGACTCATCCACCGCGTTGGTCTGCTTGTAATCAGCGCCGAAAATCAGGTCCATGTTGCACATGACCGGCGAGATGCCGGTCCCGGCTTGGGGAGTGTACACTCGGCTAATCGGTCAGGCCCCGAATATCGCGCCGGCCTGCACGGCGCCGAGGATCCGCCGCAGCACTTCCAGCGACATTTCGGTATTCCGCGCCGTCTGCTCCGCGGCGCTGCCCGCGCCAACCATGCCACTCAGCGCGAAGGCATTGAACGATCCGGCCGCCGCGTGCCCAGCGGTCGGCCCGGCGCCCGCGCCGCCCTGGCCGGCGAGCTGCTCCTCGAGCCGGCGGCGCTGCCGTTCGCGGTCCACGGCCGCAACAGCGGAGTGGAGATCCGCCTGGGCCTGGGCGATCTCCAGCTCCTGCTGCGCGGCCGCGATGTTGTCGGCGTTGGTCTGCCGGGCGACGTCGAGCTCGCGCTGCCGCTGGCGGACGCGCTCCTCGAGCGCGCGCTGCTCCGCCTCGGCATCGAACGGCGCCGTCGCTTCCGCCTGCGCCTGCTCCGCCGCGCGCTGCGAGCGCTCCGCCTGCGCCTGGATCGGCGCCGCCGAGCTGCCGCCCGTGACGAAGTCCAGGACCTCGGCCCAGCGCGCGCGCAGGAAGTCCGTCACCGCGCTCCACGCCGTCGTGATTGCGCGACCGAGCCCGCGCCAGATGTTGACCAGGTCGAAGGCGCCCGAGTGCCAGAGGATCCGCAGCCGCGTCCAGATCGAATCGGCGGCGTCGATGACGGTGTTGCGCCACGACAGCCAGGTCTCCTCGAGGAACGCGACCAGCACGGCCCAGCCGAGCTTGATGGCGGCCCAGCCGACGGCCAGGGCGTCCTCGATGTTGCCGCTGGTGATGGCGTCGGAGAAACTGCCCCAGATCGAGCCCATGTCAGCGACGAGGCCCATGCACCCGTCGGAGATCGTCTCCCACGCCGACGTCGCCGCCTCGCTGATGCTGTCCCATGCCCCGGTCGCCGTCTCGACGATCCAGTCCCACGCCGTCGCCGCGGCCGACTTGATCGCGTTCCAGAGGACGCTGGCCCGGTCCGAAATGTAGCTCCAGGCGGCGGAGGCTTTTTCCGTGATCCACGCCCACGTCGCCCCGGCCGTCTCGGCGATCCAGCGCCACGCGGCCGAGGCGGCGCTCGTGATCGCATCCCACGTCGCGATCGCCGCGCGGCGGACCATCAGCCACGAAAGATAGAGACCGCCGACGATGACTCCCGCCAGCACGATCGCGGCGGCGGCAGCGGCGAGGAACATCGGCGCGAGCGAGATCGCCGCCACGGCCGCCAGTGCCAGCAAGGCCGGCAACAGCGCCATGGTGATCCCGGCGGCGAGCAAGCCGAGGGCGATGCCGGCCGGCAGAAGGACTCCCGTGAAAAGCGCAATCGCCAACACCGCGCCGAAGACCGCGCCGGCGAGCACGTCAAGGATCCCTGCCAGCGCCACGAGCGGAATCAGCCAGGCGCCGGTGACGGCCTCGGCAATGGTGGTCTCGCCGGTCAATACCGCGATGGCCGTGCCAAGGATCCCCGTGCTCGCCGTGGTCCCGCCTTCGATCAGGCCGAGCGCGGCCAGGAAGGCCTTGAAGATCCCAATCGGCCCGGCACCGCCGGCGGCTGCCGTGGCAGCTGCGATGAGGGCTCCGCCGAAAGCCATCAGTCCGGCCCAGGCTGTCGATGCAATGCCGGCGAGGAAGCCCAGAGCCGGCCCGATCATGCCGAACACCGACAGCACCATCGATCCGGCTGCGCCGGCCACGGAGAGGGCGCCGGAGAGCATCGCCGACGCGAGCCCCGTTGCGGCGCTCCAGGCGAAACCGATCAACGACAGGAAAGCGCCTCCGGCCATCGTCACGCCGGACCACGCGGCCCCGGCCAGCGACGCGGCCATGCCCCAGGCGGCAGCGCTGAGCGTGCCAATCATGCCGATCGCCATCGAGATCGGCGCGGCTATCAGCGAGAGCAGCGGCATGAACTGGCGCAGTAGCAAGCCGGCGATGCCCAGGCCGGTCCCGAGCGCCACAAAAGCCGCGCCGCCGATGGTCAGCGCGCCGGCGAGTCGATCAAGCCACGGCACGAGGTCGCGGCTCGACTTGATGAAGCGCGTCACGATCTCGGCGCCGCCCTTGACCAGGCCCAGCAGCAGCTGCCATTGCGGAACCAGGCCGACGCCGATCTGGATCATCAGCGCCTTGAGGCCGCCGGTCATTTGCGCCCACTGGCGATTGAGCATGACGCCGGCGGCGACATCCTCCTTGCTCATCACCTGGCCGCTGGCCTTGCCCTCGGCGCCGAGCTGGTTGAAGCGCTCCCGGCCTGCCCCGAAGACTCCGAGCGTGCCGATGCCGTGCCGGCCGAGGATCTGCCGGGCCACAATGAGCCGCTCGGTGCTGTTGGTGAGACCGTTGGTGGCCGCTCCGAGACGGTGGTACGCGCTCTCCAGGTCGAGGTTGAGCAGCTCGTCAGCAGAAACGCCAAGCCGGTCCAGAGTATCGATCGCAGACCGCGAGCCATCGCGCACCTCGCGCAAAAAGTTGGCCATGTGCGCCATGCCATGTGTCACGTCCTCGAGGTCGCCGCCGAGCTGCGTCGCCGCGTAGCCCATCTCGCCGAGCCGCTCGACGTTAATACCGGTGAGCTGGTTGGCCCGCATCAGCTCGCCCGATTCCTGGCGCAGGATATTGGTCGCCTCGAGCAGGCCGGCGCCGAGCGAGCCGCCGGCGGCGCTCAGCGTCGCGCCGGCCGCAGCGAGAGAAACACCAAAGGCCTTCAGGTAGCCGGCGGCGGCGTCGAGGCCCTTCTTCAGCGGGCTGACGTCGACCCCGAGGACGACGTATGCGCGCCCAGCCTTGATTCCGCCCGTATCGGCCACGGCTCACACCTTTTTCGCGCTCAATGCCGCCGCCAGCGTCTCGATGAAGATCACCGGATGCACCTTCGGCACTCCTGGCCGCCGGCGATCGCCGGCCGCATAGGGATGCAGCTTCATGGGGTCGATCCGCTGCTTGCCGAACATCGTCCCGATCCACGCCGCCAAAAACGCCGTGTGATCCCAGGCCTGGGAGGCTGCGCCCTCGGCCATCAGCCTCAGCTCGGCGAAGCTGAACGGTCCGGGGTGGATTCCGATGATTCCGGCCCACTTCCAGACGGCGCGCTCGAACTCGGCGGCGTCCGGCTCGCGAGCTGGGCCTCGGCCAGCGCCTGCAGCTTGTCCAGATCCGCCTTCTCCGGGTCGAACGCCTGGATCTTCGCCGTGTCGCGTTCCACCATCCGCGTCGCCAGCCGCCGCGCCCGCGCGATCAGGTCTTTGAGGTTCGCGCGTCCCGGGGCATCCGAGAAAAAATCGGGGATCGCCTCGAGCACGGCATCGATCAGCCGCTCGATCGCCGGGCCGTCGAGCGAAGACTCGAAGTCCTCTCGTTTGAGCTCGGGGTGGGAGCCGCGCGCCAGCACCCAGGCGACCTCGACGAGCCGGAAGGGATCGCTAATCAAATCAAACAATCCCTGGAACTTCTTTTGCGGCAGGCCGTAGATCGATAGTTTGGTCTCGTCGAACACGGCGCGCGCCGCCGTGACGGTCGTCGCCAGCGACCAGGTCCTGCCCTGGCAGTCGGTAAACTCGTACGCCATGATTGGCCCTCATCAGGAAGAAAAAACGGACGGGCACGCAGGCGCCCGTCCGTGTCTGTTGCATTGACCACTGATCACTGACGACTATCCGAGGCCGCCGGTGCCGATCGGCGTCAGGCCAGTCGTCACCAGGTTGACCGAGGCGCAGTTAGTGGCCTCGAATTCCCAGGTGTTGGCGCCATCGAGGGCCTGCGTCACCTTGCAGGTGATCTGTGTGTCCAGGCGGACATATGGGCTGCCGCTCGTGCCATAGGCCGTCGAACAGACCAGGAGCTGGTAAATGCCGGTCGGGTCCATCGCGGCGGTGCGCAAGAACAGGAAGGCCGAGTCGTTCAGGATCTCCTTCATCTTCCAGGAGATCTTGACGGGCTGGATCCGCGTCTTGTTCTGGTTCTTCACGCGGCCTTGTGGTCCGCGCCGGCTCGTATCGGTGAAGTCCCAGGTCAGGTCGATCTGGACGCCGTCATCGGAGACGCCGCTCACCTCGACCCAGGTCGGCGACGACCAGTTGGGGCTCGGGCTATTGCTGTCGTAATAAAGTTTCGCGTCGGCGCCGAATTGCAGGGTAGGTTCCGCCATGTGTCACCTCTGATGGGGCAGGCGTCCCGCCGTCCCGCCTGCCGTGTACGGTCAACGGATCGTATTCTCCCAGACCTTTGCGGCCTGTTCTTTTTCCTGTTCGACTGCCGGCCGCATGAACGGGTGCGGACGGAACAAGGCCCGGATCCGCTCGACGTGCCGGTTGCGGCTGCCGCCGCGGCTGACCGCGATCGTGGCCGCGCCGCCTTCCTCGAGCTCTTTTAGTGCCGGGGCCGCCTTGTTGAGCAGCGCCGGTCCCACGACGACGGTTTTCGTCGGCGCGTCCCAGCCGAAGAAAAGGAACTTGGCGATGTCGCCGAGGTGTGCGTACGGCGGCTGCCCCGGTGGTGCGGATTCGCCCTTGTGTTTGTCGCGGACGCGCGAATGGGCCCCGAAGTTGCGGCCGACGTAATGCCGCAACAGCAGCGTGATCGCCTTGGTCCGCACGAACGCGCCGAGCCGGGTGAGGTTGCGCTTGCGGGCCGCGTCCGCGCGGCGCAGCACGAGCGGCGCGTCGAAGAAGTTATCCTTCGCCGTCCGGATGCTCAGGCTGCCCACCGCGGCCGTCACTGGCGCACCACCTTGAAAATCAGGCTGCTACAGCCGGTGAAGGCCCGCAGCTCCTCCAGGTCGTCAAAGACGCACAGCGCCTCGATCGTGGCGTCCTGGCACTTCGCCTCGAACGCGCTCCCCGCGATCGTGAGGTTGTGCTGGTCGCCGAAAAACCAGTCTGTCGTCTGCTGCAAGAGCAGCGCCAGCGGATCGACCGAAGCATTCGTCGTGTCCGCGAGCTTTTGCCGGATCAAAAAGTAAACCCGGTAATGCTCCTCCTGCACGCTCGGCGTCCCGTCCGTCTTGGGGCGCGTCAACCGCTGCTTCACCGGCACCGAGTCAACGATCACGTCCAGGGTCGCCGAGCTCGTCACCTGCGGCAGGCCGGAGGTCGGGTCCAGGCTGCGGACCGAATTCCACGTCCGACTCGCCAGCGCCCCGTAGGTCGCATTCCAGGCCTGCGTCGGCTGGTTGAGCTCCGCCGCGATCGCATCGCCCAGGGTGGCCGCAACGGCAGTGCTCACGCGATCCTCTTGCTATGAATCCGAAAGCGCGGGTAGACCCCGCGGAGCTGGAAGTGAGGCTCACCCGGCGGCGCGCCCACTTCATACTTTGCCGTCACCCCATCGGGCGCCGGGGCGGTAATCACGTCCCCGCGCTGCGGTGCGGTGTAGGTCGCTCCCGCCGCCGCGAACGCCGCCTCGATCGTCGCGCACGAAATCAAGAATTCGCCCTCGACAAACACCACGCGGCCGTCAAACTTTTGCCCCAGCTTGAGGAGCTTGTCTCCGTAGGTCGCCGGCACCTGGACGCTGACGCTGCCGCGCGTGTACGTCACCGTGTCCGACTCAAAGGCCTCCATCTGCCCCGCGAGCCACGCCAAACCGCTCTTGAGCTGATTCATTGGCTCTCGCCACTGACCACTGACCACTGACCACTGACCACTAGCCGGCCGTGATCTGAATCGACAGTGCCTGCGAGCCCGTGCCGGTCAGGTCGAGCGTCTTGTGCGTGCCATCCACCACGATGGAGCCAACCCGCAACAGGATTTCGGAGCCCGGCGCCAAGGTCACGCTGAACGAGGCGCCGAAGCCCGTGTAACCGTTGCTCGCGCCCTTGGCGATCGTGATGCTGTTCGCGTTGGTGCTCGGGTTGCGGAGCTTCACATGTGCCGGCGTCAGCCCGGAAATGCTCACGGTGCCGAGGTTCGGATCGAGCATTGCCGTCATGTCCAGGGTGATCGCGCCGCTCGACAGCGCCAGCGACAGGCACGCGTCCTTCGACACCGCGGGCGTCGAGCTGCCGGTGAGCGTCTCCGACGTGTCCTCGCCGGTGACGTTGACCACCTGTGTGCCGACGATGCCTTCGCCGGAAAACGTGCGTGTCACGTCGAGCTTGGACTGGTAGGCCGATTGGACGGTGATCGTGCCGAGCACCAGCAGACCCACCAGGCAGCCGAGAGCCAAAAGGATGAGCAGCGCCATTTCCGAACTCTCCGCAAAGCCCTACAATACCTGATTCCGCACCGCCAATTCCTGACCCCGGATCGGCGGGGAGTGTGAACGTTCACACTCAGCGCCCATCACGCCGCGGCGTCTTCGGCGCGGCGGATGAACAGATTGCGGCCGGTGATCGTCACCGGCCCCTTGTCGTCGAAAAAGCCGGGTTGCTCCTGCGGCTCCGGCGCCACCACGCACCGCGGCAGGCCGTTGATCGTCGGCGGCAGGCCGGGGCGCTCGCCCAGGGGGGCGTAGCTCCAGCTCTGCTCGGTGAGGTTGACCAGCACGCGGCCGATCTCGATCTCCCCCGAGACCACCTTGGCCAGCAGCTCCAGGAGCTGGCCGAAGGCCGCCTTGCGGTCCTGGATCTCGAGGTGCTGCCGGCCGATTTCTGCGAAAAGCGGATCTGCGATCATTACTTGTCCTCGTTTGCGGGAGCCAACCGCAACCACTCACATCGGCAGTAATTCCACCGCGACCGACAGGCCGGCGGTGGACTGGATGGTGTTGTTGAACTTGATCGACAGGCGGTCCCCGGCCGCGAGCAACAGGTCCGCCGCGGTCGCGGTCAGGGCGCCGTTTTGCACGGTGCGCGCCGTCGCGTTGAGGCTGAAATCGGCGGACAGGATGTTATGGCCGGCGTTCATGGCGCCGGTCGTCGTTTCCTTGGTGAGCGTGATCGTCGAGGCGCCGCCGGCCGCGACGTCATGGATCTCGGAGACGGCGCTGATCTTGTACGCCCGGGTGGCCAGGAAGAACGTTTCGTTTGTCGCCGAGGCCGCGCCCGACTGGAAGTAATGGGCCACCAGGCCGGCGCCGTTGAACTTGATCTGCCCGGCCGCTCCGTTGGTGCCAGCGACGGTCGTACCGCCAGCGCCAGGGACCAGGTTGATGCTGCCGCCGGCCCCGCCGGTGCCAGCCCCCGACGTGGCGCCGCCCGCGCCTGCCGTGATCGTGACGGCGCCGCCGGCGCCGCCGGTGCCCGTCGCCGAGCCGGCCCCGCCGACTGCCGCCGTTAGTGCCGCCGCGCCGCCGGCGCCACCGGCCCCGGAGCCCGTCGAGGCGCCGCCGGCACCGGAGACAAGACTCGCCGCGCCGCCGGCCGCATTGGCGCTCGTGCCGGCGATCGTGCCGCTCGCCCCGGCGGTGATCGTCACTGCCCCGCCGACCGCGGCGGCCTGTGCGCCGGTCGCCGCGGCATTGCCGCTCGCCCCGGCCGTGATCGTCACCGCGCCGCCGACGCCGGAAATGCCGCCCGATGCGCTCGAGGTGGCGCCACCGGCCCCGGCGATCATGCTGATCGCGGAGCCGGCGCCGCCGATGCCGGCCGCGCCGGAAGCCGCACCGCCGGCCGCGCCCGTAATGCTCACCGTTCCGCCTGCGCCACCGGTGCCCGTCGTCGCCGTACCGGCCGCCCCGGCGATCAGGCCCACGGCGCCCGAGGCGCCGCCGGTGCCGGTCGTCGCGTTGCCGCCGGCCCCGGAGGTGACGTTCGTTGCGCCACCGGCGCCGCCGGTGCCGCTGGTCGCGGTCCCGCCCGCGCCGCCGGTGACCGGAGCCGCGCCACCGGCGCCGCCCGTGCCCGTCGTGTGATTCGAGCCGAGGCCGCCGGTGATCCCCGTCGCGCCGCCGGCATTGCCTGTACCGCTGCCCGGTGCGCCGGCGAGAGTCGCCGTGCCCCCCGCCGCGGCCGTCGTCAGGCCGACGATCGGCAAGGTCGAGCTCGTGCCGGTGATACTGTCGGCGGTCAAGGTGCCGCCCGTGACCGTGCTCGCCGTCGGGTGGCTCAGCCACACGTGGACATAGCTGTCGCCCGAGACGTAGCTGTTGCTGCTCGTCGTCGGCACCGCCATGCCGGCGAGCTTGTTGCCGCTCGCCGTCGAGGTGGCGCAGCCGCTGCCGGCCGTGCCGGTGACCGGGTTGCCGGTGGCGTTCCAGTACACCGCGTCGCCGGCGGAGAAGGTCGAGGTGTCCTTGGGCACCCGCGTCACGCCGTTGACCATCAGGTCGCCGAGCGCCGATTGCCCGTTTTGGTTGATGTCATTGAGCGCGACGGTGACCGTCGAGCCGAGCAAAACCACGTCGCCGGCGGTGACCGTCCCGGACGCCGTGTAGGGGACGCTGTCGCCGTCGTTCACGCGATTGGCAGGAGTTTGAGCCACGTTGAAAACCCTCTTTGTCTCATGGGACGGTTTTGCACACCGTCCTACCCCACTTCATGCGATCACGCGCCGGGCGATTGCACGGCCGCGCGGAAATTCTGCATGGTCACGCCGAACGGCATCGTCCCGCGGATCGAGATCCCGAGCCGATCGAACTGGAAGTCGGGACCGGCCTGCTGCACGGTCGGCACGTCCACGCCGTTCAGGAAGCAGACCTCGATCGCCGCCAGGGCGACCGGGTTGAAAAGGATGTACCAGGCCGTGGTCGAGCCGGTCGCCGAGATGGCGTTGAAGGTGAAGGTCTTGTTCAGGTAGCGGCTCATCGCCGGCTCGAAACGGCCCTTCCACAGGTTGACGTTCGGCTGCCGGCTCGCCGAGGCGCCGCCGTAGACGATGCCGACCGCGGCCGGGTCCACGAGTTCCATCGCCGTCTGCCACAGGTCCGGCGGGAAGAGCAGGACCGGCTTGGCGCCGTCGAAGCCGAGCGGGTTCCCGTTCGGGTCGATCTGATTGTCAAAGAGGACTTTTGCGCTGTTGAGGCTCGTCGAGCTCAGCGCCGAGCTGGCGCCGGCGGTCAACTTGTTCGGGTTGCCCGCGACCTGGTTCGACTGGCTCGTCGTCGTGCGGCTCGTCGAGAAAAAGGCGTTGCCGTCGTCACCGTTGCCCGGGTTGAGCCACGTCGCCCAGACGAGCTTGTTCAGCGCGAGGCCGGCACCCTGGCCCAGCTTCATGGGCGCGGTGCTGAGGATCGAGAGGTCGTCGTTGACCAGGTTTTTCCAGGGGATCGTCAGGATCCGCCCGTACGGGTCGGCCTGGTTGGCGAAGGCCTGGTCGCCGAGGGCCGCGTTCTTCAGCTCGCCGGACGGGCCGACGATCTGGAATTCCGTATCGCCGAGCAGGTTGATGCTCTTGGTCGGCTTGAAGTCGGCCACGGGGCGGATGCCGCAGATTTGCCGCCAGACCTGCTCGACGAACAGGTAGCCCTGGAGCATGAACTTGTTTTGCACGTTCGCGAGAATGTTCGCGATCGACATGGTCGAGGAGCCTTCGGCCTGGATCGGCTGACCCGGCCGGCTCATCCGCCAGTTTTGCGCCCGCAGCAGGTCCTCGACGCCGCCCTCATCGCGGACGATCTCGGGCCCGCGGTAGCCGTTCGGCCGGCCGCTGGCCACCAGCACCATCTGCGGCGTGATGCGGCCGCGGTAGAGGGTGTGCGCGGCCTGCTGCACCTGGTCGGTGTAGCGCGCGGCCAGGTCGCGGCGGACGTCCCGCTCGATGTGGGCGGGCACGCGGCGCGTCTTGTACTGCTCGTCCATGTAAAACGCGGGGTCCTCGAGCAGGTAGGCGCCGCGCGCTGCCTGGAGCAGAGCGCATTCGAGCACCGCCTCGGAGGCCTCCGGCGTGCTCGGGATGTGCACGTGCGGGCTGGCGCCGAACGGGCCCTGCGGCCGGCCGGCGCGGAGCTTGTCGAGGCGCAGGATCGCCAGCTCGGTCTGCTCGGCGGTCCAGCCGGCCTCGAGGGCGTGCTGGTGCAGGTTGACCTGCTGCTTGACGCCGCCGATCTCCGTCTCGATCGTCAGCGCCGGAGCACTGGCACACAGCCGGTTGATCGCCTGCTGCCGCGCGGCCTCGCGGCCCGCCTGCTGCGCCGATTCGCGCGTGAGGCGGTCCATCTCTTCGCGGAAGACCTGGCCGGCGCTGATCACGCTCGGCGCGGTTGTGACCGGCGTGGTATTCGACTGCTGCTGCGGAGTGCCGCTGCCGCTGGCACCACTGGCGGCGATGTTCAGGCCGCCCTGGCCGTCCGCCTGGGCCTTGTCGTCCTCGTCCTCGTCGTCCTCTTCGAAGCGGGCCTTGACGCGGGCCTTCATCTTGGCGTCCATCTTGTCCGGATCGCCATAGCCGTGGGCCTTGCAGTAGCTCGCGAAAGTTTTCTTGGCCACGATGTTTGTCCCCGAAGCGACCACCGCGGACGTGCCGGAGTCGTCGCCGATAACTACGAAACTCACTTCCCGAACGAGCGTTTCCCAGGAGACATAGCAAGGCCCCTGATGCGTCCGGCCGTTCACGTTGACCGATTCCCCGTCGGGGAAGAATTCTTTCTTGGTGCTGGTGGCGCCGATCGACGCCTGCCAGTTGAGGCCCTGGTGGGCCAGGCGGATGACGTCCTTGGCCGCCTGCTCCTGGTCGAACAGGTTGCCCTCGAGGACGAAGCCCTCTTTTTCAAGCTTGGCCGTCTCCGACTGGCCGACGACGCTCCAGCGCATGGGCGCCGAGCTGTTCCAGCGCGGGCCGTGGTTGTCGAGGATCGGCGTTTCCTGGGCGCACTTGATGCCGTCCAGGGCGACGATCACCGGGTAATCCCAGCCGTATTGCCCCTGGCCGCGCAGCGGCTCCCCGGTCGCCGCGACCATGCGGAAGCGGCGCCGGGCAGGCTTGTCGCCTTCGGCGGCGCGAATGTCGAGCCGCACGGCGCCGCCCAGGCTGAGCGATTCACGGTCAAGCGGCATGGGCGAGCTCCTTCCGTACCGGAGCCTTGCCGGCTTTGCCCCCTTGCGGGTTTCGCTTGGCCGGATCGACGTCGGCCGGGCTCAGGCCCAGCCGGTCCATCGCCTTCTTTTCCAAGGCGAGCTGCTCGAACTCCTCTTCCCAGTCCTTGCCCTCCTCGGCGTACCACTGGGAATAGGTGAGTGTCTTGTTCTTCAATCGCTCGCTGTCCGCCTGGGCGTCCTTGAGCGGATCGAGGTAGCTCCAGCCCGGCCAGTGCCAGGTGACGCGCACGCTGCGCGGGTCGAGGCTCCGCGGCAGGTAGCCCGGGATCATCGCGGCCTCTTCCAGCCACGCGTAGAAGAGCGGCGTCAGGACTACTTGCTCGCACTGCCGGCGTTCGATGCGCAGCGCGTCGCGATAGTTGATGTGGTCCAGGCGAGCGCTGGAAAAATTGAAGTGCTGGGAGGTGCCCAGCGCGATATTGAGGGGCACATTCAGGCAGCGGCAGGCCTCGGCGAGCAGGCAGTAAATGAAAACCTCATAGGTCGTGCTCGGGTGTTCGGCCTTCATCTGCGCGGCGTCGAACCCATAGGGCAGGTTCGTGATCATGCCGCGCTCGACCGGCGTGGTCGTCATCGCCTGTAGGCTATCATCCACCGTCGCCGCGGGACCGGTCGCCTTGATCAGCACCGTGAAGAGGGCCGCGGCTTCGGCGGCGCTCAAGGTGGCCATGCGGAAGGTCCGCATTTGCTCGAACAGCTCGAGGGCCGGCGTCAGCTCGGGGATGCCGCGGACCTGGCCCGGCCGGTCCTTCCTGAACCAGTGGATCGCGTACCGCGCGTCAACGGTCGTCATTTCCAGCGGGTTCAGGTTGGGGAACAGGAAGTCCCCGGGGTGCGTCTTGAGGAGGTCGTAAGAGACCGGGTTGCCCATCCGGTCGAGGGTCATGCCGTCGGTGAAGAATTCGTCGAGGTTGAGCGGCTGCGGCGTCGTGACCTGGTCGGCTTCAATGTCGCGCGGATAGAGCTGGACCGGGTGCTCGATGCGGTCGTAATTCGTGAGGACGAGGAAGCCCTCGCCGTCGCCGATCCGGGCCGTGCTGGTCGTCGTCAGCTTTTCGAGCCAGCGCACCGCCTCGCTCCAGGCCGCCCATTCCCGCTCGAGCTGGCCGCTCGCCGGCCCGGCGTCCACCTGGGGCGTCGGACCGGTGCCGATCAGGTCGCGCACTTTATTGTGCACGATCCCCTGCGCGTAGGAGTTGTTTGCGATCACGTAGCGGCTGCGTGTCCGCAGGATGCGGCGGACGTTGAAGCTATTGGCCGCCCGGGCGCTGAGCAGGTCCACTTGCCGCCAGCGGCGGGCGTTCTCGTCGGTGTTCTGGGCGGCGTCGTAGCGGCCCTGGATGTTGCGGAGCGCAGCGCGGAAGGCCGCCGACTGCGGCGACTCTTTCCGGCCGAAGATGTTCCGCAGCCACGCGAACATTACTGCCCCTCGTTCACGCTGCCGAAATCCGAGGCCGCGTCGCCGCTCTGACCCAGGGCGCCGGGCATTTGCAGCTTGGTGAAGCTGATCCCCCGCCGCGGCAGGGCCGCAGCGGCAGACGCCTTGCGGTAGCGGTCCGCCTCGATCAGGTCCTTGAGCGGCTGGGCCTTGACGCGCTGACCGTCCGCCTCGGCTTCCGCCGGGCCGCCGGCCGTGCTGTCGATCTGGGGTCCGAGGTCGCTCGCCATGGCGTCACCGTTTCAGGCGCTCTCACCGGCCACCGCGTAACGCACAAGCCAGCGCGCGCGCGGTGCGAAAAGCAAGCGGTCGTGGTAGGATTGGGCAGAGTCGTGCCACTAATGGCAAAAGGAGATGAGGATGGTGTGCCGCTGCTCAACTGCCGACCTCATGGCCCGCGGCTGCACGTGCGGCGCGATGGAGGCCGAGCGACAGGGCCCCGTCGCCGGCGACACTGAAGCCGGCGGTCCAATCGGCGAGCCGGCTTGGGAGCCGCCGGCGACGGGGCGCCTGCGCACGGAGGACTACAGCGACGACCTGGGGCCGTATCCTAATCGGGCTTTGGAGCCATGCAATGGGTGCGGCGTGCTTGAGGGGCAGTTGCACAACGCCGACTGTCTGGTCCAGGCATGCGGCGCGGAGCGTTTGCACGTCAACTATCAGCGGCTGGCATTCGAGCGTGGCTTCCGAGCCGCCTGGGACTGCGAAGAGCTATTTTGGCAGGCGTTCCTGGCGGCGGACGTGGTGAGCTATCGCCACGGCCCCGAGGCGACAGAGCTCCCGGTAATGCGCGGCCGAGCAACCGTGCATGTCCGGAAGCTCGATCAGCTCGTCACACTCATGGACGAGATTCGGGGCCAGTCGCCAACATCCCGATCATCGCGCTTGCTTCACTACCTCCCGCGGCGGAACCTCCAGCGTCGTGAAATAATACCCGCAATTCGCACACGTCCTATAGCGGCGGACCGCACCGCGCGGTAGCCTCAGTGACTTGCGGACACGGGTCTGCGCGCAGTTGCACCGCGGGCACCGGATGCCCGGGGGAGGGTCCGGAGCCAGGCCCAGGGACGGCGTCATTGACGGGCCCTCCGGCGCTGCGCTTCCTCGCGCATCTGGCCGAGAGTCCGGCGCTGACCCGGCCGCGGCGGCGCCGTCGCCGGCAGCTCCGCGAGCTTGACGCCCAGGACATTGGCGGCCACGCAGCAGCCGACCGCGCAGTCGAACAGGTGATTATCGGGCTTCGACGGCCTCTCGTACCATTCATCCACCTCGCGCCCGTGGCCCTTGCGCCGCTTGCGGATCTCACTGCATAGGTGATCAACCAGCATCGCGTGCGTGTCTGCCTTGTCGCCGCACAAGGTCAGCGCCCCGCTCGCGCCGAGCGGGGCCGCGAGCCGCGCGTGCAAAAAGGTCTTCCACCAATTCGTGTCGTAGTTGATGGCACGCACGGCGCCCCGGCTCGGCGAGGCCTGGATGTACCAGTTGAGGCCCACGCGCTCGCCCGCCTTTGCCTTGCGCTCCGACATGGGCGGCGATCGCTCCCCCACGAATTTGCCGTGCGACGGCAGCAGCATCGCGGCGTGCGGGCTTTCGCGGCAAAATTTCAGCACGATCTCCGTGCTCTGGCCCCAGTGTGCATCCACCATCAACTTTTCGAGGCGCATGCTTGCGCCGTCCTGCCGCGGCCATTCGCGCGTCACGAGCTGGCCGGCCAGGGCGTCCAGGCCGGCGCGGAGCTGGGCCTCGAGCCCGGCGACCTGGGTCACCCGCGCCAGCGTCCGCTTGGCGTCGGCCAGCGTGTAATAGGCCCGCCGCTGGTCGGGATAGCTGCCATAGTCGATGATCGACCCGCCAAAGGTCCCATCCCAGGCGATCACCACGTACCAGAGAAGCTTGCCCTGCACGTCGATGAACGCGGTCAGGTTTGTGCATTCCTTGGGCACGCGGCCCCGCGGCACGCGCGACAGCCGCTCGCTGATCGCCTTCGGGTCAATTGGCTCCTCTTCCTCGACGCGTGCAAGCGGCGTGTTCTGGTACTCCGCCATGAACGCCCGGCGATCGCGAAGGAAGAGGTGCATCGCCGATTGAATCGCCGACACTTCGCCCGGCTGCACGCGCTGCGGCCAGGAATGCACTGCCCCCTCGTCGAGGACGGCGCGATGCTCGAGGTAATGGGCATTCGACTCGGTGAAGTCCGGCGGTTGCTTGAGGGCGCAGCCACGGTAGAGGTCGAAGTAGCGGTCCCAGGCCTCCAGGTTCGCCGGCATCGACGGCAGGAGCTGGTAGCGCTCGCCGCGCCAAAGCGGTTGCTTCTCGCGATCGAGGAAGGTGTCGGCGAGGTCCTCCGGCGCGATGACCGTGCAAAGCATCACCGCGGAGATCTTCTTGTCGGGCCCGGCCAGGCCGAGGACGTCGCCCTGGATCGTTTCAATGCGTGTCTGGTTTTGGATCAGACTATTGGCCGACTGCTTCGTCTGCGGGTCGTCAAGCAGGACGTAGTCGGGCCGGACGCTCTCGCCGGTGATCAGGGTAAACAGGCTGCCGCGGACGCCCTCACTGGTCATGCCCGCCGTGGCGAGGACGGCGCCGGAGGTCGGCACCATCCCATCCGACTGCAGCGGCCAGTCGGCCGGCCAGTTGTCCGGCGGCGCGACGGTCGGCAGGACGATCCGCTCCTTGCCCCATTCGAGCATCGTTGGCTCGCCGTCCGAGGTTTGCCCGTTGGCGCGCTGGGCGATGCCCGCGACGCGCTGACACGCATAGGCGATCTCGGGGAAGTCCGCCGTGTATAGGGGCAGGAAGCGGATGAACTTTTTGAGCGCGTCGAGCGATTCGCGCGCCTTCGGGTTGGTGGCGTTGAGCAACAGGACGTAGCGGCGCAGGGCATAGCTGATCGCCCACAACGCCAGCATGCGGTTGATCGTGGTCTTGCCGCTGCCGCGCGGCATCGCCAGCGCATAGAGGGCCCCGAGCTCGACGGCCTCGCGGATACGATCGACGGCGGCGAGCTGGTCCCGGGACCACTCCAGGGAGAAGGTTTCCGGGTTGTAGACAGTGCAGAAGAGCTTCGGATCCCGACACCGCCGGCGCCGCTCGACGTCGGCGATCGCCGGCACCGGCCCAATGTCGCGCCCCTCGGCCGACGCCTGGGCGGCGCGCCGGGCGGCGCGCTTGCGGTGCCGTTGATAGCCGTCGTCATCGGGAGGCGGAGGAGCTGCGATCGCCATATGGGATTAGGCGGCCATCACAATGGAGCCGACCGGGAGACGGCCGCGGGCATAGAGCAGCCGCTTGAATTGCGCCCGCGCCTCGCCCTTGGTGTTGGCGCTCACCGCGGGCAGCTTGACCGCCGTGCCGAAGCAACGCCATTTCTTCACGCGCTTGCCGATGTTTCGCTTCCGCGCCTGTCGCGCGGCAATCTTCTTCGCTCGCGCCGCGCGCATCTGGGCCATTTCGCCGGCGACACGCCACCACTCGGGCATCGTCCCCACGCCGGCCGCGGCGACGCCGGAGAAGAGCAATCGATCGAGGAAGCGCTGGCGATGCACCGCGTCGAAGTCGGGCGCGTTCGGGTTGTACCGGCCGCCTTGCTTGCGGCTGTGCGGTCCGCGTTGTCGCATTGGCTTACCCCACTCGTTTGCGCCGCCGCGGCGGAGGCTTCGTCGCCTCGATGCCCGCAGGCTCGACGCACAAGTCTTGCAGCTGCACCAGGCGCCGCAGCGCCCCCCGCTTGGGCACGCGCGGCAGCCGGTCGATGATGGCCGACGTCGCCCGTCGCTCGGCCGCCCGAGAACACTCGATCCAGTCGCCGACGGGTTCGCCCCGCTCGAGCGCTTCGGTCACGGCCTGCACGATCAGCTCTTCCATGCGCTGCCGGCCGATCCCGCCGCGCTCGCAAACCAGGGCGAGCACGGCATGCAACGGGATCCGCGCCGTCGGTGCGATGAGCTGATCGGCTCCCTGCTCCACGGTGCCGAGGAGCCGCAGCGACACCCGCGCCTCGATGGCGTGCTGCCCCTCGTCGAATTCCACCTTGCCGTGCTGCTTATCCAGCTCGGCGCCGAGGACGCGGAGGATTTGGGGTTCGGTGAGCATGGTTTCGCCAAAATGGGCTAACGGGACGCAGAGGACCCACTCGGCGGCGCCGGCCTCTGCTCTAACGCCACCGGCTCGCCACGGGGGCGAATCTGCAACTTGCAGCTCGGGCACTTCAGCCAGCCCCAAGGGCTCGCCACTTGCTTCGACAGACCCACGTGCTTGCACCGCGGGCATTGATCCGGTTTGTCCACGCCCGAGCCTGCGCGCGGGCCGAGCGGAAGTCAAGCGGCCCCCTATGATGGGCTCATGAGCGAAGCGGAAATCAGAGAAGCACTCGCCGCCCCCTTTCCCGACGCGGCTATCCAGTGGCGGGTGATCACCACGGCCGGCCGGCGTGCGCTGGTCGCGCCGTACGTGGACGCCCGCGCCGTGCAGGACCGACTCAACGACGTGCTGGGCCTCGACGGCTGGCAGGACAGCTATCGCGAGCTCGCCGGCGGCGCCGTGCTCTGCGTCCTTCGCATCCGGATCACGGCGGAGGGCGTCGATTGGATCAAGCGGTCCGACGTGGGCGCCGCCCCGCCCCGCCGTCGGCCAGGCCTGCTCGGCCGCCTCTTCCCGTCGCGGCCGACGGCCGAGGACGCCAAAGCGGCCTGCTCCGACGCCCTTAAGCGCGCCGCGGTCAAGTTTGGCGTGGGCCGCTATCTCTACTCCGCGCTACAGGTCTGGGTCGATTACGACCCAGCCAAGCGCCAGATCCTCAACGCGCCAAAAGCCGTCGCGATCGCCGGAAGCGCCGCGCCGGAGTAGCCCGCGCACAAAAGAAAGTGTGTCTCATAGCGCGCTTGTTCCCGGAACCCACCGCCCGCGCGGGGTGGGAGGAAGGACCCGTCACACCGGGACATGGTCGCCTCTGGGCTAATGGCGGCGCTGAATAGGCCGCAGAGCCCTAATAGGCTGGCCAGATCGCGGGCGCTACCTCGTCAGCGTCTTCAATGGGGCCGACCGCAGCGGCTGGCCGATGATAGGTTTGAAGTAACTCCAACCAAACCAAGCTCAAGAGGTGCGCGAATGCGAATGCTTTTCTTATCCGGCCTTTTGTCGGCCGGCGTCTGGTTAATGAATGCTGGCGCGGCGGGGGCCTGGCCGCCGCGGGCCTATGTCGCCGTTGTGCCGGCGCCAGGCTACACGTACGTGCAATACGCGCGGCCGGCTTACGTGGTTTACCCGCCGCAGGGAGTGACGTACGCTCAGCCGGCGGCTGTGCAGCTGCCACTGGCTGCGCCCAACGATGATACGGCGGCGGCGTTGGCGCGGGTGCAGGCGGAGCTGCGGCAGCTCACGTACGAAGCCAACGTGCGGGCGCTGCAGACCCGGGTGCTCGAGCTCGAGCGGCGGTCAACGACTCCGGCGCCGCCGAAGTAAGGAGGGCAAATTGGTGGTTCGGTTTGCGCGGGTTGTATCAGGTGCGCGGGCTCCGAACGCCGATAACAGCGGCGTGCACTGCTGTCCGGGGAGGTCACGCCATGCGCTCGATCGCGCTCGCGGGGTTGTGCTGTTTCGTCGCCGCCGGTATGGGCTGCCGCAGCGTGTGTCCCTGCCATTGCCCGTGCCCGTTGGCCTGCGACGAAGCGCATCCTGCCGCGCAAGCCCCACGCGAGCAGATCGGGCCGATGGCGCCCCCTGCACCACAACGGATCGTCATCGAGGTCGTGCAAAAGCCGCCCGTCGATCTGCCGGCATTGCCCCAGCCGGCCGTGCGGCAGGCGATCCCCCCGACGCCTGCGCCGGCCGGCGCCGTGCAGTATGCTGCCGCAGTGCCCGCGCTAACCGCATCGCCGGCCAGCTCGCCGGCGATCCTGGGCGGCGTCGCCTACCAAACGCCCTTCGCGGCCAGCCGCGGTTTTTTCCTCGACGCTGGTTCAATCTTTGATTGGCTGCTGGCGCCTTTTCAATGGCTGCGTATCGTGACCGTGGCGCAGCCGCAGCTGCCGGCTGTCGTGCTGCAGCAAACGCCGCAGTACGTGCAGACCGCTTACGCGCAGCCGCTGCCGGTTCTCCCCCAGGCATTCCCCGGATACATCTGCCCGCCGTGTCCGCCGTGCGCGATGCCGCCGGTGCCCAATGTGCGCGCGGCTGAGCTCGACGACCTAGCCCGACGAATTCACGAGTTGCGTAATGCTTCGGGGAACTGATCGCTAAACCGCAATTTCGACGCCTCGACGTAGTCGGGCTGGATCTCGATCGAGACCCAACGCCGGCCGAGGTCCTCGGCGACGCGGCCGGTGGTGTTACTGCCGGCGAACGGGTCGAGCACGAGCTGATTCGGCCGCGTGAGCATTCGGACGAAGAAGTCCGGGATCTCGGGAGGCTGCCGGGCCGGATGCACGACCTGGTCGGCCAAGCGGCACTGGCGCATGTAATTGTCGCAGGCCACGCCTGGCACCGCGAAGAAGTTGGGAGGGATCGCCCCGCCGTTGTCGGCGTGCCACGTCTCGCCGTTGATCTTGTGGCCGCTGGGATGGGTGCCGTTGCGGACGGTGCCAACCTCGCGCGCGTAGGGCGTGACCACGGCGCGATTGTCGGCATAAGGGTGGATCGATTTGCTGAACCAGTAGATGGGCGTTACGCTCTCCTTGACGCGGACGCGCTGTTTGCACACCCATTCGACAGGGCCGGGCAAGGCGCGGGTGTTAGTCCAGTAATACTCCTGAGCGAGGTGGAACAACGAGCCGAGCCGGAGAACCAGCGCATACGACATGAGGCTGCGCGTGCCGTTGCCGGCGTTCCATGCGCCGCCGAGCTCGACGACGAAACTGCCCTCGGGACGAAGCACGCGCTGGATCTCTTCGGCCAGGGGCATGAACCAGTCGATGTAGTCCTCGGCGGTGACGTTGCCGTAGGCCTTTTGTCGCCGCAATGGGAAGGGCGGCGACGTGCAGCATAGGCTTACGGAGCCGGTAGGGATCGAAGGGAGCAGCGAACGGGCGTCGCCGAGGTAGGCGCGGCCGGACTGGCTGACATAGGCGGGTTGTGGTTTTGGCATTGGCCGATGGGATCCATCCTCGAGTGCCGATCAAGCGTGGGCCGCTTCCTTCCCTGCGAAATCGAAATCGTCGTCGTCCACTTGCTGCCGCTGGACCGTACGCTCGAGGGCGCCTGGCTTGTGCGGGGAGCGCAGGATCTCGATCGCCTTCTGGATCTCGTCGCGAAGTCGGGAAGGCTTGCCGTTGGCAGGCGTCGTGCGTGCCTTGAAGTCGGCGACGTCGCCCGCGCTCAAGTGTCCCTTCTTACGCAGGAGCTTTTCTGTCGCGTAAGACAGGCCCATGTCGGCGAGCGGCACGTTGCGCCAGGACGTTTGGGGCGGCTCTTCGGGGTGGGTCGGCGCGTCGGTGTGCTTGCCCGCTTTTTTCTCCTGTCGCACGACGGCCACCACCGCCTTGGGATCGATCCCGAAGAACGCCCACCAGCGATCGTTTGCGCGGCCGCCGTTGAAGCCGAGCGCCTTCTGGCCGGCGACCAGCTCGGCGAGGAGACCGATCAGGCCTGGCACGTCGAGGGCCGGCACCAAGGCGGCGACCAAGTCGCGATTGCCGCCGCTGGTGGCCCGTTCCTTTTTCTTCGGCGCGAGCTGGCGACGGATCTTGACCTGGCGGCTGACGTCGTCCCAGGTCCGGTCGATCGCGCCCTCGACGATGAGTCGCATCATATCCAATAAGCGGATCTTTGGGCCGTCCTCGGATCCCAGGACGATAGCCTCGGCCTTGTCGGCCACCAGGCCCATGCACCGCCGCGCCGCCTCTTTACGGATCAGATCCTCGGCGCGATCCTTGGCGTGCTGTTTTTGCCATGAGTGATCGCCGCTGCTCTCCTTTATCCCGAGATCGTTCAGCGCCTGCCGCGCTGCCGCCGCCGGAACCAGGCGGTGGATGGTGCCGGCGGGATCCACGGCCATCGTGATCTTGTCCTCGAGGATCTCGCCGAGCAGATTCTCATATGGCCGGTTCTTGTGATCCGCCGTGCAGTTGCGTCCCAGATCGATCCAATCATCGCTCACCAGTTGGGTCGGGTTCCATTGCGAGAACAGCCGCGCGGCGGCCGCGCCGGTGATGACCGGCCGACCGCTCTCCTCGCACTTCGCCAACATCCGTCCCGCGTGTGCCTTGATCTTGGCCTCGTAGCATTCCGGGTCGATGCAGATGTCCTCGCGGACGTTGGCGTATTCCGAATCTTCCTTTAAGTTGCCGGCGCGCTTGGGACACGCATCGCAGCTGCCAGCGTCAGAGATAAGGTCCAGCGACTGGCGGCTGAACGGCGCCTGTTTCAGCTCCCGGTAACAAGACTCCGCGATCAATTCGCGCGTCTGCCGATAGGTGAGTGGATTCTGCCCTCGCTTGAGGCTCTGGCCGACGTCGGCGTCGGTCGGCGCCTTGCCATTCCAATATCGGCTACCCATGACCACTAGTCGCCCGACACGCTCGCGCGTCTCCGTCCCCGGCACACGGGCGATTGCTAGGGCGGTGCTGGTTGGCAAGGATCCGTCCTTGCAGGCCTGACGGACGACTTTTGGCAAATCGCGCAGCCGCATCAGCTGGCGGACCGTGCTCACGCTGCGGCCAATCCGCGACGCGATGTCCTCGACGGAGACGCCGTGGTCGGTGTGCAGCTTGTAGATGCCATCGGCCCGTTCGAGGTCGTCGATGTCGGTTCGCTGCACGTCGACGACGAGCATCGCCTCGAGGACCTGGGCATCGGTCAGCTCGCGGACGATCGCCGGCACCTGCGCGAGCTTAGCGATCTTGGCTGCCCGGTACCGCCGCTCGCCGTCGACCAGCTCGAAGTGACCGGACCGGCGCTTGACCGGGCGGACAATGAGGGGGACCTCGACGCCGATCGCGGCGATCGACTCGGCCAGGCCGACGAGCTCGTCCTTATCGAAGGTCTTGCGCGGGTTGAAGGGACTCGGCGAGATCTTGGCGATCTCGATCATCTGGCCGAGGCCGGCTGGCTTCGGTTTGCCGTTGTGCTTGCTCATAGTTGCCTCGTTGAATGGAGTTTAGTTAAGCGAGCGCCGGGCATCGCGCGGATGCCACAGGGATTGCCGTTGCCTTGCTCGCTCGATCAAGATGTGGACCTTCGCCGGCGTCGCCGGCAGCGCCTCGGTCCGGATCGGCAATGCGGCTTCGCCGCAAAAGTCGTCGCCGCGCGGGGCAAATTTACTGAGGCTGGGGTAGCGCGCCCGGATCATCGGCGTGCCATAACAGGCCCAGCACAGGCCACGGGCCTTCGATGGTGGACGGAGGCGGCAATGGCGGCATCTGCGAGCCATTTAATTCCACTCCGGCGACCAGAAGAAATAACGGATCACCCATTTTTGGCTCATGCGTACCTGGAAGCCACCAGGCAGGACGGTCAGGTCGGCGTCCGGGCCGCGTACGATCTGCGTGTGCCGCGCCCCGTCATCGCTCAGAAAGTGGAAGTATCCGTCTTCGTCCGCGCGGTCGAAACGCCCGATAAAGCTCTCGCCGTGCGCCCAGTGGCGGCAGAGCACGATTGGCCGGCGACAAAGGTAGGCGATGAGGCTCATGTAATCCTTGGGCCGATCGAGCGGCCCCAGGACCAATTCACGGATATGGTCGATCATCATGATCAGACTCCTCTGGCCTGAGCCCGGCAAAGCGATTACCGTAAGAGAAAAGTAGGACGGTTTGTCGGACTGTCCCACGGGGTCCCAGCGGGCTCCCCTGCCAGGCGTGGATTGGGGAGCCCGCTCCTTTTCGAGCTAAGCTAGGGCAGTGGGAAGCGCAGCACGGTGCGCCCTTCGGCGTCGATCTCTTCACTCACCCGGTCGGGGTTGTAGGCCCACATATCGCAGAGCGTGGCGATCACCGAGGTCGGCTCGGCCAACTCGGCCGGGACCGGCTCGTCGACGACATCGACGACCGTTTCGCGCAGGTTCGGTCGATGCAGGCGGCATTTGCGCCCGCGCCATGGGCCGCCGCCAAGTGTGTGATCGACCAGCTTCGCGGCGCCGGGAGGCAGGTCGACGATCACCGGCTCGATCGTGACGGTCGCAAGCGAAGGCGGCGGCATAGCGTCATCGCGTTTCGCCAGCATGATCGCGGCGGTCATCTCGAGGTTACTGGGCTGCCGCGCGAACGCCGGCAGGGTCCTCTCAGCCTCGCCGAGCAATCGCTCCCTGTCATGCTCTGGCAGCTGCCGGTAGCGTGCGAGTATCCGCTCGGTCGCTGCTCGTTCGCGCTCGCGCACCTTGGCAGGATCTTCGCGGACCTCGACGCGGATGAGCCCGGGCGTGCAGACATGCCACTTCGGCGGCGTGGCGTGCAGTGGGCAGCCATCGCCGAGATTGAGGCACGGCGCCGAACGTCCATTGCGTGAGCCGGCGATCCAGTGGACCGGAACCCAGACCGGTTCGCCCGACCAGCGCACGAGCAACGATCCTCTACCAAGCGTGATCAGCCGCGCATTCCTCGTCGGCGTCCTTACGGCTGGCTCCGCATACAGGCCCATCGTTTTGCCTCCGGTTTCGCAGCTGGGCTGACAGCTGAGTAGTTGCTGGTTCATTGCGCTCGGCAACGACTCAGCTGTCAGCGCAGCTGTGGGTCGCGACTGTCAAAAACAAGGCGCGCACATCGGACGCCCCAGGAAATCCTGGGCTTTTTCTTGTCTCGTCCGACGCTCCCGGCGCGTGCACAGTGCCGGGCTATGTGACTAGGGTTACGACCCTAGTGAAGAAATATCATCGGCTTATGCGTCGACCCTCCCTGGTGAGCGGTTCTACGTTGGCTTCACCGCCGTGGTGACGTAGGCGACGCCGAGCGGCGTTTCGGTGATCTTGACGTCGTACGGGCGGCCGCAGGACGAGCACTGGTGCAGGCCGGGGACGCCGGCCGCGTGCGGCTGAAATTGTTGACCGCAGTGGGGGCAGATCACCGTATCGAGCGAGCCATCGTGCGCGAGCCGCAGAAGCTCGGCCTGGTCGCCGGTCGGCTCGGCCCAGCTATCGATGGCCTCCGCCAAAGCGTTGGTCGGACCCTCGGGGCATTGGCAAGAAAACAGGGTGCATCCACACTTTTCGCACCGCATCGTGTCCCCTCGTGAAAATTCGCCCGCCGCCCGCTGCCCTAAGCATCCCGACTGCGACAGGTGCAGCCTGCCCAACGAGGGCGGCGGCGAGGCGAATGTCCACAACTATCCCCAGTAAAAGATCCGCGCTATTAAGGTGATCGAGTCCGTAATCCAGTCAGCAGCAATTCGCCAGCATGATGGACCGGGCTCGGATCGCAGCTCGTTGCGGAGCTCGTCTAGGTTCATTGCATCACCGTACTTCTTTGGGAGGCCCGGCGGCCCCGGGGCGGCCCAGTTGGATTTCGCGTAACCCGGATAGCACTTTGTCAAACCCACTTGGCTGGCCCATGGCCCAGCGCAAGGCGTGCAGTGTCGCCACGATCGCCACGCGCCCGCTTTCGCATTGCGCCTCGTGTCCCGTCGATCCGCAGTCGCACGGGCTATCGAGGGCAGTCTCGAGCGTGCGGATCGCCTGCCCCAGCTCGTACAGCCTTCTCCGGGGCATCAGGCTTCCTCGCAATCGGCCGGCCACGAGCCGGCGCTGCCGTCATCCCAGCGGACGAAGGCGGTGTCGTCGATCAGCGATTGAACGGTTCCGAGGCGGCCAACGAGGTCGCGCAGAGCCGTGCGTAGGCTCGGTATATCGAGCTTCGCCGGCACGCGCGCCTGCATTACGCGCTGCCCTGGTTGGATCTCAAAGGGCGCCGTGATCCGCCCTCCTGTCCTGGCCCGTTATCCGTGGTCCGTTGTTCCCGCCGCATCTGCGCGATGTGCGGCGGTCTTCCTGACCGCGGACCACGGACAACGGACCACGGACGGCTTGCAGTGGATCGGTGATTTGGCGTAGGATAGAAACCGTGCCGCCGGCACCCAACGCACCGGCAGCACGGGACGTCCCTGCCGTGATGGGTAGAGGAGTCCCGCAATTATGCAGGCGCATCAACCCGTTCGTTTGCCGTTCCCGCGCGCCCATCAGCAAGCGCCGACGCTGGAAAACGCGATTGGCGCGTATTTGCAGCACATGCAGCGCAAGGTGCTGCGCCGGACACTGTCGCCGGCCCACTTCGACAATGTGAACCGCTCGCTCCGTGCCCTGGGCGAGGCGTGGCGCGTGGTCTTCGCGGATGGCCGCCAGGCCATCCTTCCGGCGACCGTGCCGCCGGCGGCCGATCCGCGTTACCGCCGGCGACCGCCGCCGCGGACCGCGGCCGACGCAGCCGAGGCGATCGCCTGGGCGGCCGAGCTGTTCCCCGGACCCGGGCCGGAGGTCGAGGCCCGGGCGCACCGAAACGGCGAGACGACGATCGCCGACGCGATCACCGACGACCTCGACCTGTGGCTGCTCGCGAATCCGCAATGGAAGACGCAAAACGCGCAGGCCAACGTCTGCGCGGCGGTCCTCAATTGCTTCGCCTGGTACGACGACACGACCGGCACGCGCTCGCCCTATCGTCGCCGGCTGGCCCCCAAATTCCGCCGCGAGCGTCGCCGGCACACCACACAGGAGGAGTACGAGGCGATGATCTCGCGCGGCTGCTCGGACGTGTTGCGTCTGGCGCTGTGGTGTCTGTGGCACGTCGAGGGCATGCGCCCAAGCGAGCTGTATAGCCTGCGCTGGCTGCACTTCCAGAGGCGCGGCGAGCATGATAGCACGCTCGAGGTGCCGCATAAGACGCAGCATCTCACCGGCAAGCCAAAGGTGATCCCGCTCACGCCGCGGACGCTGGCGTTTTTCTTGGAGCTGTGGCGCCTGCGCGTCGACGAGGTCGTCTTCCACAACACGGCCGGCACGCCCTGGAATCGCCACGCGTTCGACCATCACTTCCAGCGCCGCCGCGACGCCCTGGGCCTGGCCGGGGACCTGACGCCGTACTGCTTCCGGCACAGCTTCGCGACGGACGCGGTGCGTGCGCGGGCGAGCAAGACGGATGTGGCGGCATTGCTCGGCCACGCCAGTACGCGTATGCTCGATACCGTTTATTCCCACGCTGACGACTGCGCCGAGCACCTCTGCAGGGTCGCCCGGGATGTCGAGCAGAAGGTGGAGGAGCTGCGTCAGTCTCGCCGGCGTAGGCCGTCCGAGGTCATCCAGGGCGAACTTTGGTAGGCCGCCGGCGGTCATCCCGTGAACCCCAGCTAGTTTCGCTGGGGTTCCACCTTCCCCGTTTGCCCAGAAAGACACCCGCCGGTTCGACACGCTGGGGGTCACAGGTTCAAGTCCTGTAGCGCCCACTTTTTACAACCTCCACGACAACAAGGGCTTACGCACGATTCGGCGTAAGCCCTTGTTGCATTTCTGCCGTAAATCTGCCGTAACGTGGGCTTGGCGTGGCGACGGGGTTGGTGGCGAAAACCAGGGCAGCAGCGATACGATTCTTCAGCCGAAACAGGGCGTCGAACGCCCGTCTGACTGGAGAAGCTGCTCGTGGCATCGCTGCACCTGGAAGCATCTGGAAAGTACCGCATCCGGTTCTACTACGGCGGGACCGAGTTCAAGCGGTCGCTGAAAACCGGCGACGAGAAAGAAGCGCTGTCGGTCAAGGGGCGTGTGGAAGAAACCATCCGGCTGATGGAGCGTGGCCGGCTGGAACTGCCCGCCGGGGCCGACCCCGCCCGCTTCATCCTCTCGGACGGCAAGATGAGCGCCAAGCCAGTCGTCCAGAAGGCCCTCACACTCGCCGGCCTGTTCGCATTGTATGACGCCGGGATGCCGGAAGGGGCGAAGGAGGCGAACACCCGGACGACGGAGCGCCTGCACTGCAAGCACCTTCGCCGCATTGTCGGCGGCGAAATCCCGCTTCAGACGTTGACCGCCGACGACTTCCGCCGGTACGTCGAGAAGCGCTCCGAGGAGAAAGGGCGGCGGGGGAAGCTCCGGGTGCAGACGGTCAAGAAGGAACTGGACACAATGCGGGTGATCTGGAATTGGGGCGTTTCCCACGGCCTCGTCACCGGCCCGTCTCCGACCAAGGGCGTCAAAACCGGCAAGGCGAAAGAGCAAATGCCATTTAAGACTTGGGACGAAATCCAGCGGACCATTGACCGTGGAGGGCTGACCGCCGAGGAGCAGAAGGAACTGTGGGACTGCCTTTTCCTGACCAAGCCGCAGATCGGTGAGGTTTTGAAGGTTGTCGAAGAGAAAGCCCGGTTCCCGTTCATTTACCCGATGTTTGTCTTCGCCGCCCACACGGGGGCACGCCGGAGCGAAATGATGCGGTCACGGGTGGAAGACTTCGACTTCGAGGCCGGGACGGTCTTGGTCCGGGAGAAGAAGAAGGACACGTCGGTATCGCTAACCCACCGCCAGGTGCCGATGAGTCCGCTGCTCGCACAGGTGATGACAGACTGGTTCGCCGGACACCCAGGTGGCGGCATCACCCTCTGCGTCAAACCGAATCAGCCGCTCAAGCAGACGTTTGCGACCAAGCATTTCCGCCGCAGTCTCCGGGGAAGCAAGTGGGTCAAGCTGCGGGGCTTTCACGTCTTTCGGCACTCATTCGCCTCAAACCTTGCCGCCGCCGGGGTGGACCAGCGGGTGATTGACGAGTTCATGGGGCACCAGACCGAGGCGATGCGGAAGCGCTACCGCCACCTGTTCCCGGACCAGCGCAAGAACGCCATCGAGTCAGTATTTGGTGGGAATGGGCAGTAGGCCCTCGTTCTGGTAACGGACCAGTTCGGTGTGCGAAATCCGCCACTCCTGCTCCCCACCCCGAAGGCTGGGTATTTTACTGGCATTGATCCGGCGCAATCGGCACCACTCCCTCACCGTGTATTCAGCCTTGTTGAACATGGCGGCGATGTCCGCAGTGGTGTACCACTCCTTCACCGTTCGCTGCGAGGCCAGGAGCGCCACCGCTTTCTCCAAAGCGGCAACACGATCATCGACTTGCTTAACCGCATGAAGAACAGCATCAAACCTTCCAAGCTCTTCCGGCTCCAGCGCTCCTTTCCGCCCCCGCAATTTCAAAAACTCGACTTCATCGCCGCCCCGGAGCTTGTACTCACGAGCGACCATTGTGCCGCTGACAAAAGCCTCGGCGTCGTCCGGGATGCTGAAGGCGGTCGCCAGGCCACGCCGCACCGAGGCGATGGATTTGCCAGCGATGTTCTCGAAATAAGAATCGCAGGGGCCGTGAACGATGCGGCAGGCTCCGGCACCGTGGTCCTCTTGGCGGGGAAGGCCAAAGGCCAGCCGCTTGCACGGTAATGACAGGAGCATGAATCTCTCCTCGGAACTCAACGATCCGATGACGCATACCCGCTACGCTGCCTGGAGTACCAGTCCTTCGATCACCCGGTCGCCCCTTTCTCCTTCTTGTTTTCAAGGCGAACGTCCTGGTCCGGCACACGCTCGCAGGGCGGCGCTTCCTTCAGAGAATACAGCAGCAGATTCCCCCAGGCTTCTTCCGGGGTATCGCCGTAGCCGACGACATCCACATGAAAACGCCAAGCTTTCTCAACTTCCTCGGCCTCGGCAGCAGAGACTCCCTCCACGGAAACCGTCAGCCAGTCGAGAGTGGGGTTCTCGTCCGTAAACCGGCTCAGCCCTGCTTCCGCTGCATCGTCCTCATCAATGGCGGAAACCTCGTAGTGCTTGTTGCAGCTTGTCGTCTCGACCTGGACGTGGTAGTGCTTTTTGCTCGACGGTGGCACCGGCACCCCGTCCTCCAGCACGGCGACGATCTCCGAGTCCTCCACGTCTTCCTCAACGGGCGGCTCACCAGCATCGTGGAGTGCCTCGAACTGTTCCTCGCCGTCCGCCAGCGTCCCTGGGCGAGCATTCGGGCGCAACGCCAAGGTCATCGCTCCATCCTCGATGATGTGCTTCTTGGACCGGCGGTTGTAAACCCACTCGTTCCACTCGCCCCGTGATAGGCAGCCCCGCAGCGCCCACTTGATGCCGCCACGCCCCAAGGTCCAGGCCGTGGCGTGGTGGTGGATGTCCGGCGCTCCGTGGATCAGGGTAATCTGTTCATAACCCTGTTCCCACGCCTCCCGAACCTTCTCCGAAGCGACCTCAACAGCCTGCCAGACCCGGTAGCCATGAAGATCGACCTCCATGTTGCGGACCTTCGCTTTCTGTCGGCGTTCCTTGTACCGCTGCCGGTCAGCCGCCCGGCCTTCCGGCTGTTTGAA